ACAACGAGCGAACGCCGAAGCCGACACAACGGCACTAAGCCAATACCACATTCTTCCGCCACCATGTCCCTGTCCTGCGATTTTCGCAGCCGGATTGTGTCTGAACAGATTAAACTGTGTGTTACGCTCTCCTGTATCGAAAAAGGAAGAACTCAATACTGTCGAACCATAGAGCTGAATTTCACTCATCAGGCTCAATAATGTATCTGTCCACGCCCAGTTGTTCGAGTAACCGACATGTCCTGCTCCTGCGTTTGAATTGCCTGTTGTAGCAACACTGTTGGTGAGCAGTGACCTGTGTGTTATTATATGATTTTTTAGAGCTGTTTGCAAGGCTGTAGCGTAAATTGGAAGTGTTGTTGTCACCATTTTTGAACCTACATATCCGCCTGTTGTGACATTAGTATCATTCATCTTTGCTGTGGTCTTGAAGCAGTCCTTTGGAACAATGACCGCATGATGCTTTGATACTGCTGTATCACCATTTAGAACAAATGTATCTAAGTCTGCAATCACGCATCTGACTGTCTCTGTTCCACCAATAGAAGTGTTAATTGATACATCAAAATAGTCACCGATGAATAGATCACTGAATGTTCCATCTGAAATCATTGCACATATCTGATCCACTGTGTAGATGTTTGTCAGGTTCTTCCCTCTATAGATTGCATTGTGACTTCCTGCTCCATTTACAAGCATCTTGTCCATTTGATCCTTCAGGTACTGGTCATTTCCAAGAAGCTGCTCATGTCTTGAGTTCCACTGGTCACAGTGTCCTGGTGTCTTTGTTGTCATTGCTTCCATTGCTGTGTTGAATTGTGATGTTACCGCTAAATTTGCCATTATTTAGTCCTCCCTCTTAATAATTATCTTCGATTGTGAATGTTGTCTCTGTCTCATCCTTACCTTTACGAAGGAAGTTAGAGAATGCAATGACATCACCCTCTGCATCAATCAGAGCCATCTCTGAAATCTCGGTACCAACAAGTTCATCCTCTTCCAGTTTGATTGTATATTCATAACTGGTATCAGATGTCTTTGCTGATGAAGTGTACTCCTTACGAATCACCTCATGATAGAGTTTCACATTATCTGCAAGTGGTGTGATGATGTTTCCACTTGCATCCACTCCTCCTGATCCAAGAGCGATCCATTTTGCCTTGGCAAGTTTGCCTGTTGTATGGCTTGCTTCAGCCATCTTCTGTCTTCTTACTTTTGTGATAACATTCTTCATATCACGCTACCTCCTGATTCTCAATCCCATCCAGAAAAATCTTTCCATCCAGAGTCCATGTTCCATCCAGATAATGAAGATCAAATCCAATGATGATTGTGTGTTCATATGCATCCACTATCTTACTGCCATCTGTTAGCCAGGAGCCATCAAGATAGAATAGATTATGTTGATTGTGCCATCTTACTTCTTTTATGCTTTCTTCATGCGTGACAGATGCTCTGAAGGCATCCTTGCGCTTGAAGTCTGTTCTGTCTGTATTCATCAGAACACTTCCGTCTAGCATCCACGTTCCATCCGTCTTCTTATACTCATAAAAGAAAGTCGGCAATGAATACTCTTCAGCCTTTGTTACCTGTTCCTCTTGCTCCTCTATCTGTACGGTGTAAGAGCCTTTCACGTTTCCACTCTCATGTGGAAAGTTCAAAAATCCTTTGTATCTGAATCCGATTTTCACCGGATAATTGCTGATGCTGCTGTCTAGCATATACTGTCCATCTGTATTCCAGTGTCCGTCAGTCTTCCTATATGACCAGTAGAAGATTCTCCACCAATAGTCTACCCTGGAACCAGTGGAGTGTGGTTCATGGACAGCCAGACTATACCTAAATAGATAATTGTCCTTTGCTCCAACCTCTTTGACTCTCCTGACCTCTTTCTTCAGTATTGCTGTTGACACTGGATGCTCGTCATCCACACTCATATTATTGACAATATAGAACTCCGCCCATCTGTCTTCGAGTTCTCCTGCTTCTAGGTTACGGCTTCCATCCAGAATCCATGATCCATCTGTTTCATAATAGACACGACCATTCAAGACATTAGCCATAATCTTCTCTGGGTTCGGATATCCAAGAGCCTTCACTGCAAGTATCAGTCCTGGATCAGTTCCTCCCAGTCTGCACACCTCTGTGTAGTTTGCAATCCTGCTCCTGAAGTTTTCATCCTCTTCTCCTGTGTATTTGGTCAGCTTCCTATCTGCTGCATGTACTGGTAGCATCTCAACATCACAGGTTGCAAGCATTGTCTGCTCACGTGCCTTCTCGATGCTCTCCATTCCATCATCAAAGTATTCTCCCAAGACCTTAAAAAGCTTGTACCATTGATTCTTGCTTTTCTTAATCTTCTTGAATGGTGATGTGAGCAGGTAGTACATATAATCACAAAATTTTTCAAACATGATTATGCACCTCCCACATTCTTCACTATCACCTCAATGCCTCCAAGCATTATGACCTTTCCCTTGTCCAGTTCTATGTCTCCATCAGGAGAACTGATTTCTGCCCTTTTGTATGTCTCGATGTCGCTCTTCAGGGCATATCTGATATCATCCATATACAGACAATTCAGTTCTTCTCTGGAACTAAGCTGCATAAACTTCTCAATGGTCTTTTCTGCTGTCTGCTGAACTCCATCCGTGGATGCATCTTTTGCAATGTACAGTGTCAGCTTGATATCCACATTGACAATCGTGGATGACTTATATAAGAAGTCATCATAATTTCCCTTCAGGTATGCTGTTGCATTTTCTACCTTCTTAAGCAGTTCCTGTGTGGCTTCGCCTGATGTACTTGTGATGATGATATCCGTGGTTCCCTGACCTCTTGGATGCTGTGCATCCACTCTGACACCAAGAACACCACTCACCTTCTTTGATACATTTATCAGTTTTTCCTCTGTGGTTCTTTCTGCCAATTCAGACCAGGAATCCTCTGCCCTGGTTCGTAAATCTTCCAGGTCTTCGATATCTGCTCCCTCTTCATATAGCCATCCCTCTTCATTGCTTACAGAGACAACTCCGTCAAGGTGAATCATTGATACTGTTATCTTCCCAGTTGAGACATTGTATCCTGTTCCAGGCGATTCAGCCTCAACAAGTACCTTTCCACTCTTTTCTCCTGCTCCTATGACAGTTGTATCAAGCACATAGAACTTCAGCTCTTTTCCATTTACATCTGGAAGTGTTTTGAACATGTGTCCCTTTGTGATCTGAAGAGCGTTCTGGTAGTCATCCCTATACAGAGTGACATATCCCCTTGTTTTAATTGCTTCTTTTCTTTTTTTTCCGACATCTGCGACTTTGATCTCCAACCAGTCACCCTCTGCATGTTTGATAAATAGGTTGTTGATGATTGACCTGGCAAGTCTTTTGATATCTATATATATGAGGACGAATATCCGGATGATAATGTAGAAGATTCCACCTTTATTGAAGTTGTTTATGATGAATCCTTCTTCACCAAGTTTTCCCTTGATTTCTTCCATTGTCTCATCCTCATCTGGTATCGGGCAGACCTTATCAAGAATTTCTTCATCTATCATTCCGTTTCCACCTCCACTTCATTTGTTGATAATTCGATGTTATATTCTTCTTTGGAATCCTGTTTCGCCACACTGATCTGGTCAATGAATACTCCATTTTCAAATGATATGTTCTGCATTGTCTTTCGCTGATCCAGGTATTCCCTTTTCGCCAATTTATCTCTGACTCTCTGACCAATCTCCATCCTTGTGAGTTCGTCATCCTCTCCATGAGCGAAGTCCAGAAATCCGAATCCATACGCTTCATCTCCATCTTCATCCTCATAGAAAAGCTCTCCCTCTTCGGTCTGTGTTTCCAGTCTCAAGTCTTGCTCCCAACATTCATCTCCTCTGACTGTTTTGAACTCTCCATTCTCATCTGCCACAGGCTGACCATTCTCATCAAGCATGATGTCAGTGCAGTCTTCTCCAACTATTGTCATGTCTCATACCTCCCAAGTATGAACACTCCGCTCCCTCCGTATAAAAGGAGTACAACGGCAATGTCACCCTTCTCGAATGCGATATCTGTTTTCACACCAGGTATCTCCGGGAAGTCTTCATTTGTGTTCATTGTTTTGTCAAGAATTTTGAGAACACAGGTGTATGTTCCAGCTGTCTCTGTTACCCTGACAACCTTTGCATACATTCCAGGAGGATTCTGAATATGTGGATAGTTCTCTTTAATTTCCTTTTCCATTGTCTTCTTTACAAAGACCTCAAGCATATCCGACATCTCATCATCCTCCCTTGAAATAGATATACATTCTTGTGTAGCCTTTGGAGTCACTTCTGATGATGGTCTTTTCAACCTTCACCGTTCCTGTGTACTTGGAATGTGATACCTCAATCTCCTGACTGTGGTGTATCCAAGGTACTCCTAGTGTTTCAATCTCCCACAGGTCTCCGTATTTCTTCATGGAGAGTATGTTCTCATTCTCTTCCAGTATATAGATGGTTTCCTGCTTTGGTGTACATCCCCAGTAAAAGATTCGGTCTCTGAAGAAGAAGTCATTTTCAATTCCCCACGTACTGTTAAGTTCCATGATTGCCTTGATTCCATTTTGCTTGTTTACCAGGAACGTGCTCTTCTTTCCATATTCCTCTTCTGACAGCTGATAGTTGCTCACTCCTGCCTGTGTCAGGATATATTTGATAACATCCTGCGGTGTACAGTCAAGGAAGGTCTGCTTAATTGTGATTCTCTCAAGCTTTATCATGTCATCTCGGATCATGATTTCCTTCCAGTAGTCATTGTCCGTCTTTCTGCAATAGCCTGGAAGCAGCACATCATAATCACCTTCATATCCAAGTTCGACCTGTACCTCTTCCATATCCTCATAAGTGACAATATTCTGAAGCTGTGTTGTCAGCTCCACTCTGCACCAGTCTGATCTAGCTTCTCTGCTGCTGAAACATTCCACTTCCATTCCGCTTGTGATCTCATATTTTGATGTACTGATCTTAAACTCCGGAGATATTAGTTTTTTATATCCCATGCTTCAGACCTCCTACTTTGTCAGCTGCCTTGCTTTAGACTTCGCATTTGCTGTGTTACGTTTATTCTTTGTTGGACTCTTTCCGGTGTTCTTTTTGCTTTTACCGTTTTTATTGTTCTTTTTGCTCTTGTTGCTTCCAGAAGAACTCTTTTTCTTTGTCTTAATTCCTGCTATCGTTGGAGCAACAAACTCCAACGTAGCAGTCTTTCCACTTTGGGAAATTGTATTGTCATGTGTCAGCTGCTTGAAGTAGACCTTTGAGATTCCTCTGGTCGAGAAGTCTTCTCCGACCAACTTCAACAGCTTTGCTTTGGTCTGTCCATAAGGTTTGAAAAGCCTTTGGTACGTTGTGATCTGTTGTGCTATTGTCATCTTCTCTGAATCTTCCAGTATTATCTTGACACTGACCTTTGCAGCTTCATAGCCTGTCGGCTGATTTGCTTTTGTCTTGCCTTTATCATCCTGGATATCTTCGATACTTGCCGTTTCAGATACACTGATTTTTTCCACTTGCCCTGGAAGTTTTACGCCTCCGAGTTTCATGGTGTTTTCCTGAACCAATAACATCAGGCTTTCCTCCCTTCTATGCTGTAGCAGGTTTTGGATCTTCTGAAGAGTTCTGTGCATCCTTCAGCTCATCCAACAGTTTGAACAATGTTGGAAGGTCTTTTAATTTCTCAACATCCAATCTGATTTCAAGCTTCTCGATCACTGTTCCCCTATTTCTATCCGAATACCGCTCCAACTCTTTTTCTGTTACACTGTTGTCTTTCTTCTCAAGCGTCTTAGTTTCTTTTCTTGAAAGAGCCTGTACAATTCCGCTTCCCACCGATTTTGTGTCACGGTCATTATCAGGATTTATCTCTTCCTGCCTTGAATGAAAAACTAAAACCCAACTGAAAATACGTCTAATAGTCAAAATTCTGTTCTGAGGTCAAATAAAGCCCTAATAATGGATGTTCAAATTCAAATATCATGCTATAATTAAGGCATTCCAGATAGCAGGTATATATTTGTTTGCATGATTAACAGACGGCTGGCTACTTGTTATGCAAAAGTAAATGCGACCCGTCTATTTAATACCTATTGACAAATCGATTACTATCTGCAGCTTCGGTCTAATTACTTTTTAACGAATAAATCTGGCATTAAATGCACTTCATCTGGCGGGATGAGGTGCATTTTTAATAATGACATTAATGCTTTGAAATCTTCATCATCCTCTTCTACGAGCTCGTATGGACTTTTATTTCCAAGTCCAGGACGTTTTACACTATTGATATGATTCATTAATAAAGTCATATCTTCTTGCGTGTATGGGTTTAAGCTTTTTCCTTTTGGCACGGCATAACGAATAAATTCATGATTCTTCTCGATACACCCTTTTTGCCATGAAGCCATTGGATCACAGTAATAAAGGCTTGTTCTATAAACTAGGAAGCCATCCTCATCCAGCGTAAGTTCTAACTCATCTACCTTCTTGAATTCGCTGCCGTTGTCAGTTAATATAACCGGAAACAACCGTCTAAAAACATCTATTCCCAATCCTGTCTCGAGATAGTCCAGAACCCTTTTTACGGATTCTGCTTTTCCATCTGGCATCAGGAATAGTAGCATTACGTTGTTCTTTCTAAAGATCATTGTAAGCAAACGCTTTCCAGATTCTCTAACGCCTTTTACAGTATCCATTTCTGTTACTTCATCTTCTGAATATTTGAATTTCATCGCATACTCAAAATCCTCATATGTCCTACACTGTCTATACTCCATTGAGTGAAATCCATTGATATCGTTGTACTTTTTCTTTCGTGGTTTGTAGCCTGTCTTTCTTCTTAAATCTATGTTTTTAATAGATAAGGCACCTTCATCGATATAGTTATAAAGTGTTCTCAAACACACTGGCATTTCATTTTCATGTTCTGCATATATGTGTGTTAAAGGCTGGCCTTTCTTAACAAGTCGAGTCACAAGTTCATCCAATTCTTCCTTCTGTTCATCAGAAAGTCTAACTCCTTGTCGACTCTCCGATCTACGACGAGTTACAGCTGCATCAGCGAATTTCGCACTGTAAATATACTTATCTTTGTTGCAAAGCTTTTTATCCTTACAGTTATTACAAACATACGGAGGCGAATCAAACTTATGGCAAGCAACTGATACATATCTATCGCATACCTTGGTACAATCCACTCCTCTGCAAAGTCTACACTTTGTATTACAGGCTTCTTCATCACAGCCGCACAAATTCCTTACTGTGCATTGTCTTGCCATGCGGCAATCTTTTCCATTCGGGTAATTACCTTTAATGAAGGTTCTGTTTTCTTTAACTTCATGTGCAATAGTAGATGGATGTCTGCGAAGTCTTTTTGCTATTTTTTTGAATGACTCCCCGATGCATATCCCAGTTTCTATTGCTATTCGATCTGACAGGTCCATTTGTCCGCTAGCATTGTAATAATTCATATCTGCTCCTTTCCCAGCAGATAGTAATCGATATAACCAATATATCATGCCTTGGAAAGGGCTGTAGAAAAAGTAAACTAGACCTTTTATAGCCATTTTCAGTTGTCAAAGTACAGGTTTAATTTTTCATTTTAGGTTTTGGTTGAAGACA